TCTGTTATTAAGTTAGCACGTATGAACTTCCACCGTATATACTTTGATAAGTCAGCACAAAGACTTGTTGAGTGTTTAAAGAATTATCGCAGAAGTATAAACTCTGCAACTAACGAACCTGGTGCGCCACTACATGATGAGTATTCACATGGAGCAGATGCGTTCAGATATTTATGTACCTCTATTGAGTCTATGAAGAACGAGTCATGGAGCAAAGAGAAAATACAATATACAAATAGAGGAATTGTTTGATGAATATAGAAGACATGGAAATAATTGCACAGATAGAGGCGCAAGAGAATATAGCCTATGGTGTAAATGATAGTGCATTGTCTAATGATAGAGCAGAAGCGATTGACTATTACCTAGGACAACCATTTGGTAACGAAGAAGAAGGTCGTTCACAAGTTGTATCGTATGACGTTCAAGATACTATTGAGTCAGCATTACCACAATTACTTAAAGTCTTTGTAGCTGGTGATAAGGTTGTTCAGTTTGACCCTAAAGGTCCTGAAGACCAAGAAGCAGCAGAACAAGAAACAGATTATATTAACCATGTAGTGATGGAGCAAAACGAAGGCTTCAAGATATTCTACGTATGGTTTAAAGACGCACTACTCTCTAAGAACGGCTATGTAAAAGTATATGCCGAAGAAGAAGAGGAAGAAGAAGAATACGAGTATAAAGGTCTATCTGACGCACAACTACAGATGTTGGCTTCAGATGAAGGCACAGAAGTATTAGAGCATACTGGCTACCCTGACCCAAGTGTCAACATGGATGTTGTCTATCAACAAGCAACCATGAATGGTGTTGACCCAGCTACAGTTATGCAACCTATGTTACATGACGTTAAGCTCAAGGTTACAGAAAAGAATACAGAGATTCATATTGAGAACGTAGCTCCAGAAAACATGATGGTATCTGTAGAAGTTAATGGTCCTAACCTACAAGATGCTAAGTTTGTTCAGCACAGAGAAGTGATGCAGTTAGCTGACATTGCTGAATCGTTTGACAAGCCACTAGATTATATTAAGTCTATTATGTCAGACCTTCGTGATACGTTTGAAGAAGAGTCTAATGCTCGTGATATCTATGACGAAGAATATGATAGAGCTATTGAGTCACAAGAAGCACTTGTTAAAGACACATACATTAAGTTAGATGGTGAAAGATATAGAGTAGTCGTATTAGGTAACACAGTTCTTTATAAAGAGAAATGTGAGTATGTACCTTTCGCATGTATCACACCTATGATAATGCCACATAGACATATTGGTCGTTCTTATGCTGACTTGACTATGGACATTCAGCTCATTAAGTCTACTCTTATTCGTGGTCAGTTAGATAATATGTATCTAGCTAACAATGGTCGTTATGCTATTAGCGATAGAGTAAACCTAGACGATATGCTAACGTCAAGACCAGGTGGTATTGTTCGTGTAGATGGTGACCCAGGCACAGGTATTATGCCTTTATCACATCCACCACTACCAGCATCATCATTCGGTATGGTTGAATACATGGACTCTATGAAAGAGAAGAGAACAGGTATCACAGCTTACAATCAAGGCTTAGACTCTAACAGTCTTAACAAGACAGCTACCGGTGTAGCACAGATTATGAATGCGTCTCAACAACGTATTGAGTTAGTAGCTAGAACATTTGCTGAGACAGGTGTAAAAGAGTTATTTAAACTTGTGCATCACTTAGTTAGAACAACACTTACTAAACCAGACATTATTCGTCTACGTAACAAATGGGTAGAAGTAGACCCTAGAGAATGGAAAGCTCGTAAAGACTTATCTATTTCTGTAGGCTTAGGTGCAGGTAATAAAGACCAACAATTGGTTCACTTAACATCTATTTTGAATATGCAAAAAGAAGCTATTGCTGTTGGCTTAACTAATCCTGAAAAGATATACAACGCATTAGCTAAACTTACACAGAATGCAGGCTTTAAGAACCCTGAAGAGTTTTGGGTTAATCCAGCTAATACACCTGAGCAAGAAGGTCAATCTAATAAACCTTCTGAAGCAGAGATTATGGTTCAAGGTCAATTACAGATTGAACAACAAAAAGCTCAAGCACAAATGATGCAAGAACAAGAACGTTCAAAGAATGATATAATAATTGAACGTGAAAAAATAATCGCACAAGCTGAGTTAGAGAAGTTTAAAGCACAATTAAAAGCTGAAACTGACTTAGCCATTGCACAAATTAAAGTTCAGGCAGGGATGATGTATGGCGGATAAGTCACTAGAAGAAGTTAAACGTGGTGAACAAGCAGCACAAATATTAGACAACCCTATCTATAAAGAAGCATTGGATAAGGTTCGTGAAAGTCTTATTGCTAGTATGGCAAACAGTCCACTAGGTGATGAGAAGACACACAACAGATTAGTAATAGCACTACAACTACTAAACCAAATAAACAAGCAACTTACTGACGTGATGACCACAGGTAAGCTCGCAGCTATCCAAACGGACAGACCTAAGTTTAAGATATTTGGGTAAGGACAAGCCCACTTAAAGCCTACTTCGGTAGGTTTTTTTATTGTCTAATTTCAAGGAAATAAACTATGAGTGACCAAGTCGCAGAACAGTCACCACAAAGTCGGTTAGAGACTATGCTTGGTGATAGTATTGAGTCAGATGTTAAACCACCTGAACTTCAAGACGAAGAAGAACAAACACCACTAGAGGCTGAGGCTGAAGCTACTGAAGAAGTAGAGTCAGAAGAAGCAACAGAAGAACCAGATGAAGAGGTTGAGGAAGAAGAACAGTCGCAAGATGAAGTTCCTGCTATCCTTAAACTTAAAGTCAATGGTGAAGATGTTGAAAAGCCACTAGACGAAGTAGTAGCATTAGCTCAACAAGGCTTAGACTACACGCAAAAGACACAACAAGTAGCAGAACAACGTAAAGAGCTAGAAGCATATGCCCAGCAAATACAAATGCAGGAGCAAGCCTTTCAAGAACAGATGCAACTTAACAATGTCTTAATTGAAGATGTAGCAAAAATCACATCATTAGACCAACAATTAAACCAATATGCAAACGTGAATTGGCAACAATTGTCTGATAATGACTTTGTGGAAGCGCAAAAACTTTTCTTCTCATACAACCAACTACAGACAGAACGTAGTCAACTTGTTTCACAGTTTGAAGCCAAAAAGCAACAAGTCGTTCAGAAGCAATCGCAATTGATGGCAGAGAAGATAGCAAAAGGAAAAGAAGTTTTAGCTAAAGAGATACCAAATTGGAGTCCTGAGACTAACCAAGCATTGTTATCTACTGGCAAAGACTATGGCTTTTCAGATGCAGAACTCAACTCAATTGTTGACCCTCGTCACGTGAAGGTATTGCATGACGCTATGCAATGGCGAAAACTACAACAAAATTCAGTTGTGAAGAAAAAGGTATCAAACGCTAAACCAGTTGTGAAACCTGGTTCTAAAGATACCAAAGCGGAAGCTAATTCTAACCACCGTAACCTACGTGAGCAATTACGTAAGACAGGTAAGTCAGATGCAGCTCAAAAACTTATAGAAAACATGCTTTAATTTAAAAGGAAACCATAATCATGGCAGCATCAGCAACCAATAGTTATACCGGTAAAGGTATAGCAGAGTCTTTTGAAGACATTATCTTTGATATTTCTCCAGAAGACACACCATTGTTATCAATGGCAAAAAGAATGTCAGCAGGTCAAACTTACCATCAATGGCAAACAGATGCACTTGCAGCAGCAGGTACTAACAGAGCTATTGAAGGTGATGACTCTTCATTCTCAACATTAGCAGCAACAACAGTATTAGGTAACTATACTCAAATCTCAAGCAAAACAGTTCAAATTTCAAACACTTATGACGTAGTACGTAAGTATGGTCGTAAGTCTGAAGTTGCTTACCAACTTATGAAAGCTGGTAAAGAAATGAAGCGTGACATGGAGTATGCTTTAGTACGTAACCAAGCATCATCAGCAGGTGGCGCAGCAACAGCTCGTTCATCTGCAGGTATTGAGTCTTGGATTACTAACCGAGTAATTGCTACAGGTTCTACAGCAGGTACAACACCTGGCTTCGTAAACGGTACAGTAGCAGCTCCTACAGACGGTACAGCAGTAACATTCATTGAAGCAGATTTAAAGTCAGCTTTACAATTAGCTTGGACAGATGGTGGCGAGCCATCAACAATTCTTATGTCAGCTACTAACAAGTCACGTTTCTCTGGCTTTGCTGGTATTGCTACTAAGTTTGTAGACGTACAAGTTAAAGCACAGGCTTCAATTACTGGTGCAGCAGACGTTTACGTTTCTGACTTCGGTAATCATACTGTGAAACTTGACCGTTTCATGCGTGATGCAGCAGTTCTTTGTATTGACCCAGGCTATGTTGGTTTAGCTTCACTCAGACCTTTAAGCAAAGAAGAACTTGCTAAAACTGGTGACTCAACTAAATATCTATTAACAGCAGAATATGCTTTAGTAGTACAGAACCCTGACGCACATGCAAAAGTTCAAAACGTAGGTGCTTAGTAATTAGATATGATATAATGGAGGGAATTAATTTTCCCTCTGTTGTATTTTTATTATGCCAATATTATTTGACCACAATAGCGTAACAGGTGTAAGTCAGTACTTTGACTATGACCCAGCTAAAGATACATACTACCTAACTAGCACACAAGATATTAGTGGCATGTTAGACAATATTAAAAAAGCAAGAGATAATCCTGAAGTTTGGAATAACGGTGTAAAACAAGAATGGGCGCACTTTGCTAGTATTCCACCTGTAGTGGAAATGCAGTTAAAGCAAAAGGGTATAGACATGTATAACCCACACCAAACTAAAGAACTCATAAAAGAAATAAACGAAAACTATCCATATCTCAAGTTGACTACAAAGCGTGGATAAAGACGAATTAAAACAAGTACAGTTAGCAATACACGACCTCATACAAAAGGAACAGTATGATGTTGCAATGCCTATTATTAACGAAGTATTAATGATATATCCTAATGATGCAGCTACACTAAACTTTTTAGGTTATATTTGGCTCATGGGTGAAAAGCCTGCATTTGCTTACCAATACTTCCGTAGAGCATTACAAGAACAACCAGGCAATAAAGCATTATGGACTTCTTTAGGTCGTGCATGTCACGAAATGGATATGTTTGAAGATGCTATTAAATACTTCTTAAAGTCAGCAGAATTAGACCCTAGCTATGCAATGGCATACTCTAATGCTAGTGCTTCACTTGTTCAAATGTCAAGATGGGATGATGCAGAAAAGTCTGCAAAGATGGCTTTAGAATGTGACCCTACAGAATTACACTCACAATTAAACCTAGCTCATAGTTACCTTGCTAAAGGTGAATGGGAAAAAGGTTGGATAGAATGGGATAAGTCACTAGGTGGTAAGTTCCGGAAAGAATTAGTCTATGGTGATGAACCTAGATGGAATGGCGATAAAGACAAGACTATAGTTATCTATGGTGAACAAGGTTTAGGTGATGAGATATTCTACGCATCATGTATACCAGATGCTATAAACATTAGTAAGCAAGTCTACATAGACTGTGACGAAAGATTAGAAACATTATTTAGACGCAGTTTCCCAAAAGCAGAAGTGCATGGCACTCGTAAAAAAGATAATGTGGAGTGGTTAGATGGAATTACATTTGATGCAAGATGTGGTATTGGTGGGCTTCCTCAGTTTTTCAGACCAACGAGCAAGTCTTTTCCTGGGACTCCTTTTCTAAAAGCAGATCCTGATAAAGTTACTATGTGGCAGTCCATGTTTAAGACATGGGGTAAACAAGTTATAGGTATCACTACTAAAGGCGGTACGTTTAGAACTAACGCTAAAGGTCGTGAGCTTACAGAAGAAGACTTACAACCGCTACTTAAACGTAAAGATATACAGTTAGTTAGTTTAGACTATAGCGTAGAACGCAAAATTGAAGGTATTAAATACTTTGAATTTGCTACAGACGCAAAAGACTATGACGATACAGCATCACTTATAGCAGCTTGTGATATGACTTTAGGGGTCAACACTACCGCTTTACATTGTAGTGCTGCTATGGGCGTTAAAACATGGTGCTTAGTACCTAAATGGCATCAATGGAGATATGGTCAACCAAGTATGCCTTGGTATAGACACATGAGGCTTATTTACCAAGACGATAGAACATGGAAAGAAGTCATTGAGCAACTTAATATCTAACGAATACAGAGACATGCAGACAAAACTGCATGAGAACCCTGACTATGGTGTAGCAAGTACGTATTTTGCACCAATTGTTGATGATGTTATAAAGAGTTTTGGTATTACAAGCCTATTAGACTATGGTGCAGGTAAATGTAGACTAAAGGACAGTATAAAGTCAGAAGTTATTTATACTCCCTATGAACCAAGCAACCCATTATGGAGTCAAACACCAGAACCAAACGAATTTGTAACATGTATAGACGTTCTTGAACACATAGAACCTGAATTACTAGATAATGTTTTAGATGACTTAAAAAGAGTCGTAGATAAATACGGACTGTTTACAATACATACAGGTCCAGCAGTAAAAGTTCTACCAGACGGTAGAAACGCACATCTTATACAACAACCTTTAGAGTGGTGGAACAAACATCTCAGCACTCGCTTTACTATTACTAAACAAGTAAAGATAGATAATGGTTGTATCGTATTAGTAAAAAAACTTTAAGGATATTAAATGGCTTTTACCAACTATACTAGCTTTGTGACAGTAGTAGAGAACTACTTAGCACGCACAGACTTATCGTCACAGATACCTGACTTTATTCAGTTAGCACAAACAAGAATGTCACGTGACTTAAGAACTGAAAAGATGCTAAAGGTAGCAACTGCTCCTATTACTTCAGGTGACGGTACATTAGCATTACCTTCTGATATGCTAGAGGTAAGAGAAATACATTTACAAGGTAACCCTCCTGTTATTTTAGAGTTTCAGTCACCAGACTTATTCTTTAAAAACTTTCAAACATCATTATCAGGAAGACCATTTTACTTTACAATGTTAGGTTCAGAGTTTCAATTTGCGCCAACACCTAATGGTAGCTTTACAGCACAAATTTTATATTATGCTCAACCTACATTTATATCAACAACAACTGCTAGTAATATATAT